CCACAATCAAGCGCATGGCAGCATTCTTTTCCCGTCACGAGAAAAACAAAAGCGGAGGAGAGGATGATGCGGGTTATATTGCATGGCAACTTTGGGGCGGAGATGCCGGACGTGCATGGGCAAATCGAATCATTAAAATGATTGAAAGCCGCAAGAAAGAATCATGAGCGAAAACATTAAATCGATGGAAGAAGAACAGGGTATTGGCATCATGCAAGCTCTTGCGATTCTTTCGGCTCATGAACATCGCGCTACGCCTAACTGGAAGCTTGTAGAAGAACAGCGTTTTAAGAGCGGAAGGCTTGACGAAACTCATATCTTCGTTGAAAGTTTTTATGACAAGCCCGATGAGCATTTCACGCCAATTAAGATGTTGGTTTTTGAGGCCGAAGCAATTGCCAAGGCTTATGTGATGGAAGACCTTGAAGAGCAATTAAGCGCAATTCAGGATGAGGACGACGAAGACTGAGAAGCGTTGACGACAAAGCTTGGATAGCCACCAAGCCAAAGAATACTGACGCCAAACAATCCGCTCATTACGCGAATCTGGAGGAAGTCAGGTTGAATTTCTGCCTTCTCTAATCGTGAAATGGTGCTTTGGCTGCAGTGTAAACTATCTGCCACTTCTTTTTGTGACAGCCCAGCATTAAGACGCGCTAGTTTAATACGAGAGGCGATAACCGATTTAGCCTCTGCATAGGAAAGCTTTAACACGTCTGTTTTGCTAGCCAAAAGTTTCATTTATGCGCTATTGCATAACTTCTTATATTGTACCACTTTCTATCGTCTATTCTTAACTCATGGGCGACACATGTTTTCGCTACGATGTAGCGCCAATTGAGAAATACGAAACCACGCCTGAGGGTTATCTTCGTGCGTGGGCTACTATTGCTCGTACTGGTGTTCAGCATTACACCGATGCTGACGGTTCAGTGCGGCGCGAATATCGTCCCGAAACTGAAGTGGCGTCCCCTGAGAGCCTGACTTCCTTTGGAGGCAAGGCCATCACTTTCGAGCATCCTCCAATTCTGCTTGATTCCGAGAACACCAAAAAATATCAAATTGGTTTTACCGGCACTGATATTGTTTACGACAACGGCTTCGTCCGTGCAGTCATGACAATCACGGATCAAGAAGCAATTGATCGCATTATGCGAGGTGATGCAAAAGAAGTGAGTGCAGGTTATAGGGTTGAATATGATCCTACGCCTGGCGTTACTGAAAATGGCGAACACTACGATGGAATTCAAAAATCCATCAATGGTAATCACGTCGCCGTTGTTCGGAGAGGCCGTGCAGGCCCTCAGGTGAAGCTTCATCTGGATCGACTAGATGCCGCTGATCCCTCTTTAATCCAAAATACCGGAGATCGACTAATGACCGCTAAGGTTGTGTTCGATGGCGCCGAGTTTGAGGTGAGCGAGAGCGTTGCTCTGGCGATCACTAAAGAACGCGAAGACGCCAAAATGTCCTACGAGGACATGAAAAAACAATACGACGAAATGACGGCCAAGGCTTCCAAAATGAAGGAAGACATGATGGCCATAGAAAAAGAAATGAAGGGCAAGGCTGATTCCGCTGAAGGTCGCGCTGATGCGTTGACTGAGGAAGTTGAAAGCCTTAAATCTGAACTCGAAGCTGCTAAGGAAGTCAACCTTGATTCCCTGGTGGAAGAGCGTGTGGCCCTGATCGATAAAGCTCGTGTGAATCTTGATAGCGAATTTGATTTTGCTGGCAAATCTGCTCGTGAAATCATGGAAAGCGCTGTTAAGGCTGTGCGTGGTGATGTGGATCTGTCGGAGAAATCTGATGATTATGTCACTGCCATGTTTGACACGCTTTCTGAAGTTGCCAAGCGCAACGATTCCCCCGAAACGGAAGAGCTTCGTAAAGCTGTTTCTTCCATCGCCTCTCCTGCCGTGAATCACGATTCCTACTGGGAAAACGTGACCAATGCCTGGAAGGCTCCTCTCGCCACTTCTAAGGAGGCTCGCTGATTATGGCCGTTACTTTCTCTGCTTCTGGAACTGCTACTGCTGGTGGCGTCCAGACCGTTTACGCTCTCACCCATCAGGCTCTCCTTGAAGGCCAACTGAGCGACATTCGCGATAACACCATCTCCACGCAAATTGCTGAGGCTGGTGCCGTTGCTTTCGGTAATGTTGTTGTTTACAACTCCGCTGGCACTGTTGCGAATTCCGCTAAGACCATCGCTGCTACTGGCGACACTGCTCTTGGCGTGAACGTGCTCACTTATGTTGATGAGCAAGCCACTGATTCTGATTCTCGTCCTGCTGTTGCTAGCGGCATGGTGATGAACGTGGCAAACGAAGGCGCTGTTGCTGTTTATGTGACTGGTGCCGTGACCCCCGCTTCTCCTGTGCGTGTGCTTTATTCCGCTAGCGGCACTGGCAAGGCTGGTCAGTTCTCTCATGCTTTTGCCTCTGGTAAGACTGTCCGCCTCTCCAACGCTCGCTTCCTGACCAGCACCACCACTTCTGGTGTGGCGATCCTGGAGCTGAATGGCCCCAGCTTCACTCTTTCCGCTGATTCCTGATAGGAGGCCCCAATGACTTTTGATCGTTTTGATGCTGAAGCTGGACTGTTTCTGAGCCGTCAGCTTGAGTACATTCGTCCTCAAATCTTTGAGACGAAGTATGCGGATATTAAATATCCCACCATTCTGCCCGTCACTTCTGAGGCTGGTCCTGGCGCACAAACCTACACCTATCGGGTGATGGACGCCACTGGCGAGTTCAAGATCATCTCTGATGCTGCTGATGATCTGCCTCGTGCTGACGTGACTCAAGTCGAGAAGACCATCAACATCCGTTCCATTGGTGGTTCTTTCGGCTATACCGTGCAGGAACTGCGTGCTGCTCAAATGGCTGATGTGGCCCTTGAGCAACGTCGTGCTGCTGCCGTGCGTCGTGCTTATGAGGAGAAGGTTGAGAGCATCGCCATGTTCGGTGACACTTCGGTGAGCCTGACTGGTTTCTTCAACAACTCCACTGTGGACGTCTACACCGCCGACAAGTGGTTCACTGATAGCGGCACCACTTCCCAGGAAATGCTGGATCTGCTGAACTATGGCGTTAGCGCCATTGTGAACGGTTCCCGCATGGTGGAACAGCCCGACACCATCCTCATGGCTTATGAGGACTACAACGTGATTGCTACTCAGCGCAATTCTGATTCCTCGGACGTTACTGTTCTGGAATACTTCCTGCGTACCAATCCGTTCATCCGCAACATCGAGCCTATCAATCAACTCGATGCTGACAATAGCGGCCTTATTACCAACCGCATGGTGGTGTATAAGCGCGATCCTGAGAAGCTGCAACTGCACATTCCTCAGCCTCTGGAACTGTTCCCTCCGCAACAACGTGGTTTGGAATTCATTGTTCCTGCTCATGCTCGTGTTGGTGGTGTTTCCATCTACTATCCCAAGAGCGTGATTTACGTCCAGGCCACCTGATAGGGCGTTCAAAATTTGGGGCGTTAAGATAATGGCAGTTCTAATTTGAACACACAATGCTAATCGCTTATCGCCCTGAACTTGAAAATCCTCCTCGCGAAGGTGGTTTTGGTGTCATCACTGATAGTGGAATTATCCAACTTGCTCCTGGCATGAACCATGATGTTCCCGATACAAAATGGGAAGTCGCTAGGAAGAATGGTACAGTGAGGCGCCTTATGTCCATCGGTGCTATTGAGGAGCTTAAAGCGGAAATTAAGGAAGAACAAATTCCCGACAGTGTGAAAACTCTTGCGGGCTTCCCGATGACCGAAGCTCTTCGTTGCATTGATCTCATTCACGATGAAGAGAAACTGGACGAATGGAGGAAAATTGAAGGCCGCGTGCGCGTTCGTAACGCAATTCAACGTCGCAAAGAAGCAATTCGTACTGGAAATGCTTGATCATGGCAGTCACTTATTCTTCCTTTCTTGAACGGTTTCCTGAATTTACTCCTCATCCATCGGGGATTGTGAATGGAGCTATTGAGGAGGCTACTGCGGATGTTGGTTCTTTATTCGGGAACCAGACTGACAGGGCTGTGAAACATCTCGCTGCTCATGTCGTCGCTATTCAACTTGCACAAATGGGCATTCAAATTGGTGCTACTGAAGGCAAGGTGTATGGCGAAGGTTTAGACGCTACGCAGTATGGTCAAGAATTTAAGCGACTGCTTAACACCATTCCATCTTCTTCTGTTGGATTTGTTGTATGACGAATAGCCTACAGCCACTAGCAAATGCCACTTTGGTATGGCAAGTGGCTTCTGGCTACACCGTGGATTCTGAGACTGGAAATTACATTCCTGTTTCAAGTGGCACAACTTATTATGCCACGCTTAAGCAAAAGCGCAATCCACAATACGACTACCTTCTTGGTGCTGATAATACAGCAGTATACATGGAAGGTAGATTAACAAATCCGTTAGCTTTTGTTTCTGGGATCACGCCTGGTTCTAGTGCTCAAGCAACAATCAATGGAAGGGAGGGAAGGTTTGAGCTGTTACCAAATGAGCAAATTGCTGAACATTACTGGCAGTTTCTCGGCACGCCAATCAGAGGCATTTTTAGACTGGTTGGTAAAGGAAGCGTCTTGAACGCTTAAACCATTTCTTCTTTTCATTGAGGACAAAATGACTCTCTATCACCCCACTGAACTGGTTAAGAGCCAAGACGTGATTGTGCGTGTTGGCTCAATTGGCGGCACGGCTCGCCCTGTGATCACTCAGAGCGGCGCTACGTTCACTGTTAGCGGTGCTCCTACCCTCTATACCCTCCAAGCCGCTACGACGGCTTCTGTGGCCTTTAACGACGGTAATCAGGAATTCTACCTCCTTGGCGGCGGTGGTTTCTCTGATAGCGTGATCGTCACTTCTGCTGCTACTGCTTCCATTACTTCCTATTTCCAAAAGGATGTTGATGGTACTGTGTTCCTGCCTAATAGTTTTGACGAAGCTTTCCAAGTTGTGGCGGCTTCTCGTTATGACAAGAACCATGAAGTGTATGTTGAAATCAACAAGCAACTGGGCGTTAGCGGCACCACTTACTACTATGATCGTGTTGCATTCTGTGCTTGCGTGATGAACTACAACGAAAGCTATCCTGCTGACAATCTTGTCGAGGTTACTTTTGATCTTCAAAGCCGTGGTCGCATTGGCATCCACCAGAACGCTGAAAATACTGGCAGCATCATCCCGACTGCTCCCAACTGATTTTCCTCCATTGCTTTTTGCTAGGCTCTCCTATATGGAGGGCCTTTTTCTATGGACATAAGTCAAGTTAGGGAAGCAATTGTTACGCTTCTTAGCGACAGCCCAAATCTTCTTGGGAAATACATTTTCCCTGATGCAACAGAAATTCCTGCCGTTTATGTGGTGGGGCAAAAGAGCGTGCCTAGCGAATGGCGAGTAAAAGGACTGGAGCTTACGATTAGACAGTATCCAGAAGTGTTGCCAAATGCGGGCGTTGGTGTTGCTGTAGTGTTGCAACAATGGGAAGTGGTGTTGGTGCAATACAATCCTGACGGCAAGGAAATTGCTGATGCAAT